AACCAGCTCCATACACATCACGATTCAAGTCTTTAGTGTTAGCCATATGCGCATCAGTAGCAGACTTATTTAATTCAGTCCTAACGATACGTAATGCACGCCATCCAGCCATGTCATCAAACGCTTTTGTCACATCTTTAGCTACTGAGCGATAACCAACGCCTGATGTAATTGCTCGTGACAATATACCTGACACTTGCCTCGCTGATTCATCACTAAATCCGACCATGCTATTGAACGTGCGGCCATAAACAGCATCTAATCTGCGCTTGTAATATGGTTGCTGCAATATCTGCTCATAGTCAATTGAGCGCACTTCATTCGATATGTCAGCGCCAACGATTGATGCTGGTGATAAATTCTGCGCGGTCTGCAATGATTCTTTATAGCCAGTCTCAACCGCTTGACGTGAATACGTATTAAACCACCACTGAGCTGACCAAAGATTATCTTCAAGTCCTAGCATGTTGCGGTAAATCAGGTTTTTAATAAACCTGTCTACCTCACTCATTCGTTGAGGGCTAATCTCGTAAACGTACTGCGTCTTATTGACGATATGCGCTAATGGCAATAGCTCGACAACGTTAACCTGCACTTTATCGACTAGCGACTGCTCAAGTATCGTCTTGATTAGTGGTTTAACCTGGTCAGCGATTACCTTTACCCGCTTGCGAAATTCACGCAAACACTTACCGCGCAGACTGCCCAAGCCAGTGGGATCGTCTGCGCCGTGAATGATTGGGCGGCCGATTGCTTTAATCATTTAGAATGCGACCTTTTGCAATTTCAAAATATCCATCATCCATTTCAATACCAATGAATTTACGATTAAGGTTTTTGGCTGCTACTCCTGTTGTTCCGCTACCCATAAATGGATCTAAAATAACCGAAGGGAAGTAGTCTGGCTCAGAAATAAGGTGCTCGAGAATGTCCGTCGGTTTTTCTGTGGGGTGAACGGCCTTAGTATGGTGAACTTTTTTAAAGTTTATTATTGTTTTAAGGCTGTTTGAGGTTGTTACGAATCGACCTTTTGTGCAAATTAAAACAAGCTCATGCACTGGTCGCCAATTTCCTCCCATGCCAAAATGACACTTATTCCACACTATTAGGTTTTTGATCTCATAACCAGCCAGCTTTGCGCTAGTGATAAATTCAGCAACGCAGTGGTGATTACAAAAAAACATTGAAGCGGTGTTTTTGCTTGTAACTCTGAAACACTCATAAAAAAACGCGTCAGACCAAGCTAAAGTGTTGTCGTTCTTTATTCTCTCTCCGTGAAACTTTCCGCTTTTCCGTTGTGGCTCCAAATTCATCCCATAAGGCGGATCAGTTAATATCATATCAACTGACCCTCCTGGTATTTCTTTCATTCTCTCTAAACAGTCGCCTTTCATTAGCCAAATACTTTCATTCTTAAAATCCATTTTATTCTCCCTCAACCTTTGGGCCATTATCAACTTCTTTTTTATCACTGACTTCTTCTATGTCATCAATATCAAGCATCTCATGAAAATAGCTGTCAGGGATGACTGACTCAGGAGTGCCGCCCGCTCTAAATATATTAAGGCGAATATTTGCAGCTTGCTCACCCATTGCTAATTTATCAGACTGACTAGCTTCACGCGCATCAGGCCAATCAATAACAACCTCACCATTAGGCATAGGCAAAACACCAATCTCAATAAATCGATTGATGTGCTGCATTAATAAGTGATTGCCGAAACCCTCTCGACGTTCCATCGTGAAACTATTCCATTGAAGAGTATCTTTATCACTTGCTAGTTTGCCAGTTTGAAAGCCAACTAATACAGTCATTGGGATGCGATAGTTTGCCGCGATTTCTTTTTCGCATAGTTCAGCGGGTTTAGTTGGATCGCCCATTGATGAGTTAAGTGATGACATTGAGGCGTCACTGATAACTAATGTCGATAAATCACCGCGGTCAAACTCGTTAATGTTCTCGTCCATTAGTTCGGCGGTTGCGCCAGTAGGAAGGTTTGAGCCTTCTTTCAATGACAGCACACTACGCTGGTCGGCGTTCTTCTTTGAGCCCTCAGCCGATGACATGCGGATTTTTTCCCAATCCATTAAGGCATAGAAACAACCCATCATGGCAGGCATTCCGTAAATAGTGCCGTCCTCAGCACCTTCTGCAGCCATAATTAAGCGGCTAGGATGGCAATTGAACGATCTATTTTGACCGCGTGATTTTGAACCAGTTGCAAACTCTGCAACCTGATACATTGTCGGCTCGCCATAGTTAGCCGATGTTAAATCGGTATCCCATTCAGATTCGATTAGTTGCGATTCAAACAGCGGAACAAGTTTAACCAAGTTACCTGGGACTAAACTCTCAAGTGGTTCATTCATCTTAGCGCCGTTAGCGTCACGGGCAACAATCAATGAGCCAGCATACTGACCAATACGTTGTTTGCGGTCTAATGAGCGCACACGGTCTTTAAATGCTAACTTCTGGTCTTTGATTAGTTTGTTTAACTCAATCTCGAACTCTGTTTTAACTTCATCGTTATATTCAGGCTCGCCATCAGAATCAAACTCTGTTACATCGCGGATAGTTGGCCAATCTGACCAAACAGAATCAACAGGCATATCACAGCCAGCTTTAGCTAGTCCGATGCGTCTGTATAGCGAGTAGTAATTGCTGAACGTGGGCGCTTCTGGATAGCCATATTGACAGATTAAGTTGCGAGTTGTTTCTAACTGCTCGCCAAGAAAACCAGCACGGCCCGCAAATAGATTTTGCAGGTTGCGATTTGATTGAGCTAATGCGTTATTTGTGAGGGCTTTTTTAGCTGCCCGTTGTTTTTTAGATGACATGTTAAACCCTCAGTGATATTGATTAGAGTTTAACATGTTATAGGGGAAAGGTGAAAGTGTGGGTTATTTCCCCATGGTAGATAGTTTTAAAATTACCTCATTATTGCTTATTACTTTTGATTCCATATCATCGGGGAACGCCCACTCGCCATCATCTGAAATCATCAAGTATGGGCTAACACCAGTATCTGAATTTCTACAAGCTGCCAATCCAAGAGGATGAAGAATCTCCCTATTAATTCTTTCTAGCAGTCCAAGTTGAGCAGCGTCATTCCAATCTATTACTTTCATACTCTACCCATTAATCATTTTACTCATGCGTTCATAGTTTAAGTATTCGCGCATGTGTTCGGCTTGTTTATCGGTATTGCCTGCGTCAATTGCGTCATTGTATCTTTGCAAGCATTCGGCCATTTTTCGTTCGTAGTAGGTCACTTAAAGCTCGCTTGTGTTTAATGTTTCTTTGATTATGCGGCAGTCATCATCGCTAAGGACTATCATCATATATCCGCCGCCCATAACGCCTTGGTAGGCTGGCATCTTATCAACAACCAGAGATAAAGCCTCTCGCAGCATCTTGTTTTGTTCGGTTAGTTTGTCGTGTGAGCTTATTGCATGAATGGCTTGATTAATATGGTTTTCACCACTACAACACCAATCGCTATCATCTTCAATAACAAAGAATGATTCATTGTGCGACGCGCCACTAAAATCATCAGAATCTATTGCTCTCAACTTTAGCTCACCCGAAAACACATCACTCATCTTGATATCACTCATCCACACATCCCTCATAAATCATTATTGAAAATACACTAACGCTCAATTGCCCATTAACGTAATTTGATAGCGCTAGTCTAAGTATTTTCTTATCTGTATTCGCTGATTTGATTTTACTCAAATCGGCGAGGTTAACTGCTGTCATTATCTCAATTGCTGCGGATTGTTTAAGTTCGCAGTGTTTTGGTGGAAGGTCAATCATAACTATTGCTTACATGCTCATTAAATTCATACGGCTTACGTTGTTTATCTGCTATGCACTGCTCGAACTGTTCTCGAGTACATACACGCTGCCATGTTTCGTTTAGTTCGCCATCACCCCACCACGACCAATGTTCAAACAATCCAATACGCCTAAATACTAGCCAGTTGTGATTGTGTGCAGCAGTAGGCCATTTGATAAAGTGGTTGATGGCGTCGATTGTTGTTTTATTGGCTGACAATTTCAATCTCGCTAGGTAAGAAGAATAAAATTAAACCGTCATTCCCTTCAAATCCAGCCTTTTCTAGCTCATCCTCGTGAATATCAAAGCCATCTAATGAGCCATCCATTCCATACGACGGCTCAGCATTTATCACCACATCACTGCGAAAGAATTCCAGTTCTGAATAGCATCCATAGCTTAATAATTTAACTTTCATGATTTAACTCCTAATTAGTTGACAACACGAATCGTAATATATACAAATCATGCTGTCAACTACTATTTAGTTTTTATCGGTTTCTTGAGCGGCGCATAGCTATGAACTCAGAGACTGCATTCTTAGGCTTTAGCAAT